TCACTGCCCCCCGACTACCGGAACGATAGGTATCTTTCTGTCATAGCGTGCAGTCTGCGACGCATTTTTATGACCAGCTATTCCCTGTTTTTCATTCAGCGTTCCTTCCAGATCCGATATCCCTTTCGCTTTCAAATCGTGGAAAGTAAATTTGAAATCAAGCTCCGGGAATTTTTCAGCTGCAAGTGCTTTCGCTTTACTCCACTGAGCATTGAACGCATCTCTCGTATACCTCAAGCCAGACGGCTGGTGGAGCAGGAAAATACTCACCATGCCGGGATTTAGGGGGAGAGATTCAGCAAGCCTTACTGCTTTATCAAGGCGTTCTGTCCACGCTTTAATTTGGGGAACTGCGGTTTTACTCTGCTGGATCATGATGCCTTCACGGAGGATCTGGCTTTTCTTCAGGTCCAGAATATCTCCCTGCCTGGCGCAGCATAAAAAAGCAAGTTCCATAGCCACTTTCACTGGGGTGTGAGCAACGCTTAATAGAGCCTCGTATTCCCTGTCAGTGACATAACGAGTTCTGGCTTTTTCCTTAAATTGCTTCACCCCCTGACAAGGATTCATCTTCACTTTGCCTCGTTCATATGCCCACCTGAATACACGAGAAATAAAAGCCTTTTCCCGGTTCGCCTGGACACGGCTTTTTACCCCTCGCTTGTCCATATACTTACGGATATGCTCAGGCTTGATGTTGTCTGGTTTCATCTTGCCAAACACAACATTTACTTTTGCACCGTATTTTCTGTAGTCCTTACGAGTCTCGGTTGCCAGCTCGTGGAAATCCCCAGAATTAAAGAAGTCTTCACATAGAGCATTAAAATTAGTACCCACCTTGGTGTCATCTATAAAATTTTCATAAGCCGACCAGACCTGCGCTTTGGTCAAATCGGCATTGCATAGCCTGACTGTTCCGCCTTCTGGTGTACGAAATTCATAGGCAGACTTGCCCCGGCGAACGCGGGGCGGCATCCAGTTATCTTCTGGGTTTTTACGAGCTCTGGGCATTAGCACATGTCCTTGAAGTTTGGTTCTTCTTCCTCAGGATTGCTTACTACCAGCCTAAGTCCAGCAGGGTTGGAAACATGATCCCAGGTAGTGCCGGGTCTTCCATCCTTGCGGGGGACAAAAAATACACCGCTCTCTTTCAGAGCCTTGCACTGAAGAGAAGGGCGACGATAACCAGTAAGCTGATAGAGATCATCTGGAGTAAGAAAACGTTGGCTTTGTCCGCTCATGGTATTTTCTCCACTAAACCGGCTGCACCCGGTTACTATTTAAAAAATGCGCACGATGAGCATCCGCCTCGGAGCCCATCATTGCAGGTACGGCATCGTTTTGTTTCAGTTCTATATAGCTGGTGGATCATTTCCTTAGGCATCACCACCGGCATCGGCACGCGGATAACCAGGCGGCGGAGTTCGGCTATCTCGTTGGCCTGCTCTATGACTCGGGCGTGAAGGTCAGAAGCCTCGGCCCGCCACCAGGCTACATCTGCTTTAAGGCGGCGCAAGCGCCGCTGCTTGAGTTTGCTCACCATAAGCCATACCCGGTTATGGATATTAGCTGGCAGATAGCGAACATCACTACCGTGATAACTACCACTTTGACTGGAGGCATCACTTTACCTCCGGCTGCGGTGCTGCTGCGAGCAGGCGCTCTAACTCCTCACGAGCGTCATAGCTCCGTACCGCGCTGAATGTTCCACGGCTGCCGTCGCTATCCAGTAGACGATTGATGGCACCACGAACATCAGCAGGCAACGTGTAATCCGTACTCACAGGTTCGGCACCCTGAAGCATGGCGGCGCGGCAGGCGTTCCAGGCAATCCATGCCAAATCCACGAACTCGTCTCGATAGTTTGCGCCGCCGTTAGCACGATGCAGAGTAACGATTGAGCCTTCCTCTCCGTGGTGGAACTTGAACCACTCTTCGAATTGCTCCCTGCCACTATTAGGCATTACCGGCACTGGCTGGGCTGTGTAAGCTGGCTCCCGCTCTATGCTTAGCAGCACATATCCGGGCAACCAGTCGCCAACGTCAGCAATGTGCGTAACAACCGCGTTAACGAATTCGCCAGTAGGGCTGCAGCTACCCTTCGGTGTCTCCATGAGATGAAGGGTATCTCCGACTTTAAAATCACGGTCGTTTTTTCGCAGTTCTGCACGCTTAACTCCAGTCAGGACCGCACTGAAGTGTTCAGGGTAAATCTTCAGGTGATGCGTCTTCTGCTCTTTGTTGAATGTCATATGTTAGCCCTCGCCTGATACAGTTCGAACCAGAACACAACCGGGTCTGGCTTCATCTCAACCAGCCCCATTCGCACCAGGGCTTTACCTTTGCCTGACCGGAGAAACTCACGGCGGCCATCGTCGATAATTCGGCGGTATTCATCCAGGCTATTGCAGTGCTTATGCAGGTTGCAGGGATGGCAGGCGGGAACCATGTTGTCGATTTCGTCGCGTTCCTGATGAAGCATTTGCCCATCAAAACGAATTACCGGCTTAACATGGTCAGCATGCCACTTATCGCTCAGCTCACATCCGCAATAGGCGCAGCGGCCACCGAACTTTTCTCGCAGCTCGGCGCGCTGCTTTTTGGTCAGAGCCATATCACCCCTCCCCGTTGATGCGGATGAGAATGCCAGCTGCTACCAGTTCTGCGATCTTTCCCTCTGCGGTATCTGCGCGTAAACGGTGTTTTTCAATGGCTGCGCAAGCTTGGTTATAGGCCCACTCAGTCGGAACTCTGTTTTCATAGCGATCATTTGCAGATTTGATATCAACTTCCAGTTCAGCGATCCGCTTGTCTTTGGCTTCCAGCGCCTTAACCAGTTCATCAACAGTCCCAGCAGCCTGACGGGCGTATTCAGTGATAACCAGCTCGTAATCAGTCTCAGTGCCATTTTCGTTCGTTGACGTGATGGCGAAATAATCCGAGTCAATTTCGTTATCAGCTAAATGGCGGAGCGTATCCGCTACCAGTTGGCCGTTTTGGATCAGCAGTTCCTGCGCCTGTTTGTTGGTCATTGGTTGTCACCCTGGCGAACTCCGATAGCGAAACTACGCAGACCCTGCTGAACCCACGTGGAAAATTGTTCACTTTGCGCTGCCATCTCCACACCCTGAGCCCGCACTTCAGCCAGGAAGGCGTCGGTGGCCGGGGTTTGTACATCGCAAATAAATTCAAGGGCGGTATCGCCGTCACCTGTGTTGAATTCCCAAGCCGAGGAATAAAACTCGATGCCCGGCCAGGTGGCGAGCTTGTTCATTTTCTCATTCTGCCCCGCATTCTCCGCAGCCAGCGCCGAGGAAATTTCACGTGCGCGACGAAGCTCCAGAACAGCAACCTGTACTGCATAAGCGAAGTTGGCTGAGGGGAAATTGCGATCAACTTCAGCATCACGCTGCATACGAACTGCAACAGTCATCAATTCGTCCAGTTGTTCGCCGGTCATTGGTTTACTGGTTGTCATGATTCGCCTCTTGCTGAAGTTTGTGCTGCTTCACGAAGTGGGCCACAGCCTTTGACTGGCTGGTGACTACACCGTTGAGATTCACATTTTTGCCACGATAGATTGGAGCCGACCCGATTTCTTCTCCACCGAGGGAAACGTAAAGTATTTTCCCGCGTACCTCAGCGGAAGGGATTGGCTGAGACAGGCGATAGGTTTCTCGTGCCTCAGCAATCGCTTTGTATTCGTCGACAATGGACAGAGCTTCGGCCAGAGCAGCACCCTGGATGGTGAAAACACCTTCGTCACTGATCTCTGCCTGGGCCATCAATTCCACGAAACGACGAGCATTCTTGATGCTGAGTTCTGGGGCGATAGCGCTGCGGGTAACTTTCGTTTTACCCTGGGCGGCAGCAACAGCTTTATCGTGCTGCAGCACCTCGCCAGCCTTTTCGCCGTACTCTTTTACGCGATCAACAGCAACATCTACGGAGACGGCCCCGGATTTAACTTCCTGCTGAACGTCATAATTTGCGGTACTGAGCGTCAGTAATTTTTCAACCGTAGAGACTGACTTGTTGACCAGCTTTGCAATCTCGCTGGTGGTCTGGTTGAAGGCGTTGTGCAGCTCCTGAATAACCGCAGCCTGCTCAATATCGGAAAGGGGCAGCTGGTTATTGCTGGTCATGATCCGCGCCAGGCGCTGAACATCGTTCCCGTTAAACGGCATGATGTGAATTCTGTCGACGGGTTTACCCGCGGTGCGGCAGCGTTCATAGCAACGGCGACGGCGATGACCTTCAACGACCCAAACACCACCTTCATCACGTGCGATAACTTCCAATGGAGGAACCGAACCACCATTCATCAAATAGGTAAACAGTTCGTCGTCTGCCTGGATGGTGCGTTCATCGTCGTCATGACGCTTGTTGAAACCTGCGCGAACGTGGATATCGTCGAGGCTGATGAACATCCCGGTATCAGTGCGCTTGATAGTCCCATCGCGGGACATCTGCTTGAATGAGTTAGCCATTAGAGAGCCACCTCGTTATTTACACAAACGGCAACAGAGGGCAGTTCACATAATTCCCGCTGTGCTTCCAGTAGGTGCATATTGGTTGGTGTTTTGGTGAACCGCTCTTCGAGGCGATCGCACTCTCTGGCCCAGCTCGTTACGTCTTCACGAAGAGTAGCGTTCTGTGTGGCCAACTCTTTACGCTGTGCCATGGCTTCACAAAGAGCGACGCTGGTATAGTCCAGACGGTTAGCCAGTTCGGTCATGATCCCGCGATAAGCCGGGGGAAGGAGAGGGGCTGCTTTACGGGCAGCGTCGATCAACTGCTCTCTGGTCATGCGTGGTTGTAACTCGGTGACGGTCTGTGCGTTCGTCATGGTTAGTTTCTCCGTTATATAAGCGTCCTGCACGACGCTGAATTTTGGTTGCACGAATCCCGCGCCTTACGGCGAGAAAAATGATTTTGGTTCGCTTTAATAAGCACCCAAGGTAGGGCGCTTAATGAAGCGGGCGACTGCCATCGCCGGTTAGTTCTCCACACATCTGGAAGCGCACTCCAGAATTTCACACCTGTCACCCATAACTGATGGATTAAGGAGTGCGCTTTCAGCTGTGAAAATGGGCGGTCGGCATTAAGGACATTCACAACTACCGACCGCCAAGACTACACACAGCTTTCGTTACTACGGGTTACCACGCTGGCTACGTGATTGGGTTGTGGCGCTGGGGCTCGAACCCAGATAACGTCCGGCCGGACCGCATGAGATACCCTAGGTTATGATCCTTGGGTAGTGCTCACCTCCCCATACAAAGGGCGCTCTATCCAGTTGAGCTACATCCACAACGGTTAGAGCACTATCACCGGTTCTATCGCCAGTCTGCTAAGCAGATACCGTCCCCTAAATGCTCTTACCTGTTGCACCCTCGTCTCTTCCGAGGTGTCACACCTAACCGCCACGCTGGTGAAGCGACCCTGGCATAGTTCGTGCCTGGCTTGCACATTCCGGCTACCCGGCATGGAAAGTAGCTTAAAGAAACCCTGCCGGACCGCTACGACACATGTGCCATATGCCGTACTGAAAAAGTGCCTGTCTTTTCACCACGTCAGGCTCGGTGGTATTCTTGGAGTTCTCACACAACCAAGAAATTGAAAATCATGAACAATCCGTTATCCAATCTTCAGTTGGATGTTTGGTACAAGGTGTTGATCGTCATTTGCACGGTCGTATTCCTCTCTACTGCTGGCGGACTGCTACCAAAACTTCCCACTAACTCCGCGCTTCTTATTTCTCTTGGCGGCGTATTTTTTTGCTGTGGTGAATGGAAAAACCATCCACGATACACAGTGGTTGAAGAGGCAATGGCCAGAGATTTCTTGGCACTGGTTTCAAGCGCGCATTCAGTATCACCGGTACGATTCTTTGCTTGATTGGCGGATACCTGCTCTACAGAGGAATCATGCCACTTCTCTAAATCACAACCGCACTTAGGGCACTTGCTATAAACAGGACTGAACTTCATCCCTTCAGGGAGAGCAATCATCTTTCTGTTTGCGCTTGTGCTCATTCTGCTTACTCATAGGATTGTTGTCGATGAATTGAATATACAAAACGTATTCATTGTAGTCAATACGATTTGTATACAAAAAATGGAAGGTAACGTTATGTATCTTTCTTGAGCTAAAGAGAGGGATAGTGGCAGTTCGGTGTTCAACTATTCGGGGGAGTTGTCGAATACGATTTTCGAAACCCAACCAGACGGTTGGGTTATAAGGAATCTTTAGATAAGACGTAGCTTGGTTTCAACGCCAACGCCTATAATTCTACAGTTGCCGTTGATCGGCACTAGAGGCCATTGGGGGTTAAGCCCCTTCAAATACTTTTGACCACCATCAATAATTAATTTTTTAAAAGTGGCTTCGTTTGTATCTGAAAGTTTTGCAACAACCAGGCTTCCGTTTACTGGTTCTCTACCCGTGTCAAACAAGACAAACGTACCCTCAGGAACGCTCAGCCCGACTGGCGCGGTCATAGAGTCACCTTCCACTTCTAGCCAAAAGGCATCTCCCTGGATATGAGCATCTGACTCAAGCCATTGGTCTATATCTTTCAGGGTATAAGCTTCGACGGCTTCACCCCAAGCTCCTGCCTTGACGCTACTTAACACCGGATATTTCTTGCCAGGTTTATAGCGGCCCACATACTCAACATCCCCTTTAAGAGTCTCATCCATGATTAAGCCACCCGCTCCAACGGAAAAATTTTTCTTACCTAGAAACTCAAGGATTCGCGCGATCTCCCCCAGGCTGGGTTCACGCCGGGCATTCAGCCAATGGCTTACCGCACCTTTGGTGATACCAAGGTGTTCAGCCAGCTGCTCTTGAGTTACCCCCTGTTTTTTCATCAGGGTTTTAGCCAAGTCGTACCATTTCATAGTCATACCCAGATAATACAACTTGTATACTTTTAATCGAGGCACAAAACGTATATCTATCTTGCGAATTAAAGATACAAATTGTATATTCTTATTGTGAACAGGAGAGTGAAATGAATAACCTTCGAGCAATTAGAACCAAGTTAGGCATCACTCAGGGGCACTTAGCAGATGTCCTTGGAGTGACAAAAGGCGCTGTTTGTCATTACGAAAACAGCAAGAGAAAAATGAACATCGATCAGTGCCGCGCCATCGTTTCTGCCCTTAATCATTTTGGCGCAAATGTAAGTATCGATGATGTTTTCCCACCGCTGCAATCTACCGAACCAGCGGCCTAAAAATAACTACCAAAGGAAAAACAAAATGGTAGACAGCGTAAACACAGCGATTCGCCTGATGTGTAAGTCACATAAAAATGGTCGTGTCGGTATGGCAGCCGAACTCGGTATGACCATCGATCAGTTTCACAACCATATGTACCAGAAGTGCAACAGTCGCTTTTTTACCTTGGCTGAACTTGAAAAGATGCAGTCAATTTCGAACACCTCTCATCTGGCTGAGTACTTTGCAGCACGCTGCGGGAAACTGCTGGTGGATATTCCGGCCCCCGATAGCATCGATAACGTCGATTTGTATGAGATCGATATGAAGGCGACAGCTGCTGCTGGTGAGCTGGCTTACGCGAAGATGGCTGCGGTAGCTGATGGAGTGATTGATACGAAAGAACACAAGACCCTGTCTGATTTGTTCAATAAGAAACTGCGGCACCAGATTCATGGCTTCTTAGGATTTATGGCTCTGTATGGGGCAGGGATATCGGATCAGGCAGTAGACGTATTTGTTTCAACCGGCAGAAAAGGTGACGCCCCGAGTGTGCAGCTCGAGGCGTCTGGTGCGCCGGTTCTTTAAGTGGAGAAACTAACGCATGAACAGTTTAAACCGATTCAGGCCAGCTAAGCAATTTAGATGCCTTCCGCTGGTGGGTAAGAGCGTCCCGTTCGGCTATGTGGAAATAGTACCTGGGGAGAACGGAGACAACAACTACCAGCCATGTGCAGGAATGATAGCCGCATTTGCTCTGATGAACGAGAAGGGTCGCGAAGAATGGCTGAAGTTGACCGTAGGTTCAGAGACCAACGAGGTATCCCGGTACGGGTTATCCGGTGGGAGCCAGATTCCCGACGCGTTATATACCTTCGCGAAGGTTACGAACATGAGTGCTTCAGCCCTCTTGAGCAATTCCAGCGCAAATTTACAGAGTTAAAGGACTGCCATGAGCCTGTTAATGCCATCCCGGCCAATAGTGATCAACCCTGACCTTGCTTACAGCATTGGCCTCAATGAGGCGATTGCGTTGCAGCAGGTGAACTATTGGCTCAAAGAAACAAACTCCGGCCTGGAGCGCGACGGCGTACGCTGGATTTATAACACCAACGAGCAGTGGCTGGAGCAGTTCCCGTTCTGGTCTGAGTCCACTCTGAAGCGCACCTTCACCCGCCTGAAGACCCTCGGCGTGCTCAAAATTGAGCAGCTAAACAAGTCCCAGCGCGACATGACGAACTACTACACGATCAACTACGAAAGCGAGCTTTTAGACGAGGTCAAAGTGACTTCATCGAAGAGTTCAAAATGCGCTCGTCCATCAGGTCAAAATGAACCGATGGAAAAGGTCAGTGTGAAACGCTCCATCGGGTCAAAACGAACCGCTGTCATCAGGTCAAATTGCACTGATGTTCTTACAGAGAATACAACAGAGAGTACTACAGAGAATAAAACCCCTTCTTGTCCGGTTGCGTCGCAACCCGACCGTGATGTGTTGATCACCGATCAGGCGAAACAGGTTTTAGTTCACCTGAACCAGGTCACCAACTCCCGTTATCAGATTTCAACCACCTCATTGCAAAACATCCGTGCTCGTATTAGCGAAGGGTTCACCGTAGAAGAACTTTCGCTGGTGGTGGACTACTGCAACGCCAAGTGGGGCAAAGACCTGAAGATGTCCGACTACCTCCGTCCACAGACGCTGTTCCAGCCGTCAAAGTTTCCTGGTTATTTGAAGTCAGCGAACAACTGGAACAACGCTGGTCGTCCTGAACGTGTTAACGGGGAATGGACCCGAGAGGATGGAATATTCAAATCCAGCTTCAAAAACACCGACTACAGCCAAATTCCTGCAGGTTTCAGGGGGGCAAATTAATGAGCCTGATGAAAACACTAGAAATGTTCATCGCCGATAATCCTGGCTTAACCAGCCGAGAAATTGCTGACGCTTTCGCAAATTACAGCATCGACTCTGTTCAGCGCACTGTCTGCCGCCTGCATGATTTCAACTTCACCACCCGCGAACTGGTTGGTTCCCAGTACCGTTATTACGCAGTGAATGCTTCAGCTGGATGTGGTCAGCCGATTCAGCGCGTAGACACCGGGGCCGCCGATTTGATGAAGAACGCCAAAGCCCTACAGGAAAAGGGTTTGTACCGTCGGGCCGCCTCTCTCTGGTTTGAAGCATTCCAGCAATCTGACCTGATCACCGAGCGCGAACGCTGCCTCAAAGAACGCCAGCGCTGTCTGCGTCAGGCCAAATCAACCTTAAAGCCAGAGGGCCAGTGGTTCCTAGCTGGTCAGTTCAATGGTGGTCACTGATGAAATACTCACTGATTTACGCCGATCCAGCCTGGGAATACGGGAACACCATCAGCAATGGTGCAGCGACTAACCACTACGGGACCATGAAGCTTATCGACATGAAGCGTCTTCCTGTCTGGGAGCTGGCTGCCGAGGATGCTGTTCTGGCTATGTGGTTCACCGGCACCCATACCCGCGAGGCTATCGAACTGGCTGAGGCGTGGGGCTTTAAAGTCCGAACCATGAAGGGATTCACCTGGGTGAAGTTCAACCCTCTGGCAGAACAACACATCAACAAAGCACTTGCATCCGGCAATGTTGAGGACTTTTACGACTTCCTCGACCTGCTTAACGGTCAGACGAAGATGAACGGCGGCAACTACACCCGAGCCAACACCGAGGATCTTCTCATCGCCACCCGTGGTAAGGGGCTGGAAAGACTGAGCGCCAGCGTGAAGCAGGTTATCTACAGCCCATTGGGTGAGCATAGCGCGAAACCGGAGGAGGCCCGCTTCCGTCTGGAGAAGCTTTACGGTGACGTTCCACGCATTGAGCTATTCAGTCGTTGCGGCGCACCTGGCTGGCACCACTGGGGTAATCAGGCCGAATCATCTGATGTTGAGCTTTTGCCTGGCTGGGTGGCGTCGATCAGCAAACCGGAGGAACGTGCAGCATGAAACTTTCAGCCGAGCAGGAAAATGCAGTCCGCGATGTTGCGCGCCGCTGCATCCGGGAGATAAGAGAAGCGCTTAAACAGCAGCCTAAACCAAGCTGGAATACTGCTGTTCCGCCGATCCTGAAGAAGTATCACGAACTGGTGAAGCCGATGGGCGTAACCCTGGTGAAATTTAACAGTGAAATTGGACGTCTGAACGGGCGTTATGGAGTGGCGTCATGATCGGATTAACACCACGTCAGAGTGAAGTGCTGGATGCCATCAACCTCTACAAAGAGCGCACTGGGTTTCCCCCAACGATATCAGAGCTTACCGGATTGATTGGATGCTCTTCAGGAAATACTGCTGCAGGGCATGTGAAATCACTTCAGAAGAAGGGCTACATTTCCGTTGCGCCTGGCGCGGCGCGGGGAATAACTGTCCTCAAATCTGAATGTGATATGGATGCTGCATCGATCATCAAGGCGCTTGTTAACGGTGAACAGGGTGCCAGAGAGATTGCAGTCGCCTGGCTGGAAGAGCGCGGGGTTATCGCTAAGGGGCAGATGGCGTGAGAGCTTTACTGACACCTGAGATTGCACCTATTGCCGGGGTTGTGCTCTTCCGTCCCGGAAGCGAGTTGATGTGGCTGTTCCGTCAGGGGCGCGTAGTGATCGAAACTCCCGGCGAGCAGCTGGCAGACATGCCATCCGGTTCCTTACCACAGTCCCATCAGCCTCTGGCTGAGGATGCCAGCTTGCTGCCTGTTTTTGAAAACCCCAGGGTTATCCAGCGTGCTGGTGGTCTGGCTGTTCTTGATGCCTGGTTGATGAAAAAACGTGAATGCCAGTGGCCTCATAACGACTGGCACGCGGACGAATTCACCATCATGCGCCACGAACCCGGCAGTATTCTCCTTTGCTGGGGATGTGATAACCAGTTGCGTGATCAGTCCACTGAAAGGCTGGCAGGCATTGCACGTAAAAACCTGGTATCCTGGCTGTTGAAGACCGTAAGCGGTCAACTTGGCTTCAGTGAAGAACATTTGCTTACGCTGCCAGAGTTCTGCTGGTGGCTGGTAAAGAACGGGCTAGCAGATGTTATCCCGGAAAGTATGGCAATCAAGGCGCTGAGACTACAGCCAGAACCCATGCAATCTGTGATGCGCGAAAGTGACATAATCCCATCGTTACCAGCGGTAGAACTACTGCAGGAGAAAGCAAAAAAGATAGTGGCGGTGAAGGTTGATCCAGATACCCCGGAATCCTTCATGCTCAAGCCGAAGCGCCGCCGCTGGGAAAATGAGAAGTACACCCGTTGGGTTAAGACGCAGCAGTGCATGTGCTGTAACAACCCGGCAGACGATCCCCACCACCTGATAGGTCACGGGCAGGGTGGAATGGGTACAAAGGCGCATGATTTGTTTGTGATACCTCTGTGCAGAGAGCATCACGACGAGTTGCATGCTGGCCCTGTGGCATTTGAGGCGAAATACGGCGACCAGTTAACGCTGCTGTTTCGTTTTTTAGATCGTGCGCTGGGTATCGGCGTATTAGCATGAACAGTGGAGATAACATGCGCGATATGTATGAAGTAATGGACCTATGGGGTGCTTGGGCTGCTGCAGAAAGTAGTGGTGTTGACTGGCAACCAATTGCGGCAGGTTTCAAAGGGCTATTGCCACATGGTAAGAAATCACGACTTCAGTGTGCCGACGATGAAGGGATCATGATTGATGGATGTGTATCCCGCTTAAAGAGATATAAACCAGAAGAGTATGAACTAATCATTGCTCATTTTGTTATGGGAATCTCACTTCGCACCATTGCGAGAAAAAGAAAGTGTTCTGATGGTACAATTAGAAAGGAATTGCAGGCAGCTATGGGGTTTGTTGATGGTTGTATTGCAATGTTAGACTCGAAATGGTAAATAAATAAGCCGGTCGAAAGGCTGGCTATCTAACGCGAAATGCTTTTTCCTAAATCACTTAATACTAATTCTAAGCCATTGATATTACCTGGCAATGGCCATTTTGACAGCATTTCTTTTGAGTCTAATTGGCTCGCCAACCAGTATACAAACAATATACATGGTTGACTAAATAGTGGGTTGTACTCAGATCTGCTGATTATTCTTTTAGGTATATATTTTTTCTCGCCGAGGAAGGTATGTATTTTTTTTGGCAAGTTAGAATCAATGTAATCTTTAAATGTATCAATAACTGAAAAGTTAACATTTATATCTTCAGAAATGTATTGTTTGCCAATTTCCTGTGAATAATATTCAGAAAGAAAATCATATAGTTCATTCCTATCCTTGCTGTTATCAGCAAGGATTTCCATTGTTTTGCAGAACAGATCATCCGTGGTTTCCATTAATGCCATACTACGAGCAATCTGCCTTTCAGCCGTTTTAGGTACATCACCTGTAGGCTTGTAAATGCTGTCATGAACTAACTCAGCATAGGCGTGCTGAAGCAAAGTTCTAACCTGAACTTCGCAACACATTTCAGGTGTAATGCTTTCACCACAGTAAAGAAAACTAGATTTTGGCCTGACTTCGTAATGTCGGGATTGGTAGTCAAAAATTTTGGGGTTGACATCAATTTCTGTTAAGTAGTCTTTAGATACAGTTGCATTCCATTTGTCACAACTCTCAATTATGTCGCTGATAGTTTTGATTTCAACAGAAAGCAAAACTACAAACCGCACACCAATTAAATCAGTCATTTGCACTACGGGATTGTCATATCCTTTTCGACTGACCTTCCCAAGTGCAGATGCGATTGTCTTGAGCCTCGGTTCTGAATGAATCTTTAGTAAAAGTCGTGCTTTGTCATCCCCCAACACGTTGCGAAGAGCATCGTTAATTTCCTCAGACACAAATCTCCCCCAAGCTGCATAAGCATCCTGGTGTGTCTGTAAGAAATCGCGGAACTCATTGATATTCATTACTGTTGACTTTTAAGTCGACCTTTAATTTTTAAGAGAGTAGACTCATTATCGTCGGATGGCATGATCTCCACAAGATTTTTTAACTGATCAGGTGGGACGGAGACCCATACATCATTTGAGAAAACGAGCTTGTTTCTTATTTTAAGCTTGGACTCAATATAACCATTATCTTTGGTTACCGCAGCTGAAGGGAAATTTTTACTTTTCATGAAATCCAAATAATCTCCCTGCATTTCTTCAGGTAGATTTGTTTCAGAAAAATCAGCTGAACTCAAAGTTGTTTTTCTTGAGCGCATCTCACTTCTTAATGCCTCATGCAGTGCAAATTTATCACTTTCATCAATTTGAGCTGTATTAATAAAATCCCTTGTGTGTTCAAAAAAATCCTGAGTGAGTTTTTTTGAGGACTTACTAATATCCATGTCTAGGAATCGAGAGTAAAAATAGCCAGCAGCATTCTTTGTTTCAGTAGATGTCATAAGATGGTCAAACAAAAATGCTCGATAGTGAGTGCTGTTATAGTTACCATCAGTATCAGGGGGAAGTGCATTAGTTTGGACTAGTAATCCAATTTTATAAAAACGTTGTGCTGGAGTTAAAAGAAGCTCAGCAATAAACTCCATTGTCACCTGTTCTTCATTTTCAATAGTTCTGAATCCGTTTTGTGTTTCAGCTTTAATGACAGCAAGGAATGGGAGTGAATCATTTCCAACTCGGCCTGACAGAACCGCCAAGATTCCACCAGGTGCTGAACTATTGTATTGGGATTCATTAAGTTTACTTGCAAGTCGCTCAGTAACTTTGATGAAATGATCTGTGCCTTTAGAAAAAGTAGAAGCGGATAAATTTAAAAAGCAATCATCACCAACGCCACCAATAGACATTTCAATACCATGAGATTTGCTTGCTAAGGCTTCAGTAATTCTTACCTGAAACGCATCTAAGGCATCCTGTTTAAAAACCATTAAAGATTTACTGGTCTTAGGAGGAATTAACGTTTTATCAGCGCTTTTAGGGAAAACTCTGTGTGCGATAATTCTTTCAATTAACAGCCCTTCAAAGCTAAAGTCAACACTCGCCATCGCATTATCCTTGCTAGTTAGAATCTAATTTTCAGCAGCATACGAAATCTCTAACGCGTACGCAAAAACTATCGTAGTCTGTTAAGAGTGGTTTCTACGCCACGGACTTAAAACGATATCTCGGCCTCATTTTGCTGGGGCTCACTGCATTTAAGAGGGCTGCCTTCGGGTGGCTCTTTTTGTTTCCCCTCATTTCTGAGAGGACTCACGGCCATAAGAGGTGGCTTAGTGTCCGATCCGATTTCTGAGGTGGACGACGAATCTCAACTGGCCGAGCTAAGTATGTCTACAGGCATACTTTAGAATTTCTAACCCCAGCCTGAGTTCAGATAGTACACTCCCATTAGTGAAAGGGAGAGAAAGCTATGAAAGAAGGTTTCTACTGGATACAGCACAATGGCAGAGTTCAGGTTGCCTACTACACCAATGACGAAACCGAAGACCTCGAAACGGGCCGGATCATAACTGGTGTCTGGCATCTGACGCAGGGCGATGACTTCTGCGATAACGGTGAGGCTGAGATTTTATCAGGACCGTTAACGCCGCCATATGCCTGAAATAAACACCGATGAGCTTCTATATATGGTATAGGATTATAAGTGGTGAATCCCCCTGTGCGGTGGGGCAATCCAGTTAACTGCTATGGTGCAGATATGCTTGCGGCTCGTATAACTGGTAACGAGTCACCGGGAGGCACCCGGCACCTGTATGTAAACATAGTTAGTGCTTTTTGAGCCTGTTCTTCCGAGCAGGCTTTTTTTTATTCCCGCTCCGAAACTGGTGCTATCTTTAAATTGTGAACCAAGCCAGAACCATTGGCCGGACGTCCTGACCGGTCAGTGACGCTGCTCGACACAGCTGTTGCACGGATAATGGCAAGGTAACACGACTACCTACTTAGATTTCCAACTCAGTTAGGCCTGCTGAAAAGCGGGCCTTTTTTTATTTCAGGCTCCCGGAAACCCCCTTCAAGGTTTGTCGTTAATTCATCCGGCGAGCCTGAGCCCTACCCACACAGCACCCGCATCCTGGCGAGGTGAGAGAAATGTCCCGTATGAGCAAACTTGTCACCGGAGTCGCCCTCGGCACCTCAGGAGGAACCATCCTGAACGGCGTCCTCACAAAACTGAGT